GACAGAATACCAGGGCAAACTTTTAGAAGCTCGTCAAGCAGACTATAAGGACGAGGTAGTTTTATGTATACTTACGTTGCCCATTTTGGTGCTCGCTTGGGGGGTTTGGTCGGACGATCCGGCGGCTATGGAAAAGATAAAAGTGTTCTTTGAACATTTCCAGGCGTTGCCGACATGGTTCACTAATTTATGGATCCTTGTATGTGCCAGTATATTTGGTATAAAGGGTACACAAATTTTCAGAAATGGAAAAAAATAAACGGAGAAAAATATGAGAAAAAATGGAGTAAGAAACGGTTACAGATTTCCATACGGTTCAAGTGACGGTATGAAAAAAGGTGGATCTGTTAAGAAGCAAGGATACACAGACAGAAAAGATGAATCTATTGCTATGAGAGTAAAAAAGAAGAGAACTAAAAAACAACTTAGAGCTTCTGCAGATGAGTCTTACGGAAAATGGGGTTCTAAAGCTAAAAAAAGCGGAAAGATAAATAGGTAATAAATATGAACAGAGGTAGAAAAAACTTACTAGAAGAACTAGGTAGAGTTGAAGCGGAATCTTCTAACAGAAATAGAAGAGACGAAGTTGGTAGAATTCATAGTGAACTTAACAGAGGCTACAAAAAAGGTGGTCATGTTAAATCTATGGGTAAAGCTAAAAGAGGCGGCGGAGTCGCAATCAGATAATGCCACAATATTTTAACTCAAGATCAGCTACACCTTGGAAAACAGCTAGAAGCGTTTACAGAGGTGGTGGTGTTGTCAGAGATGGCAAAGGCATGGGAGTTGCTTTAAAAAGCGGCGGCTGTGTATCTGGTAGAGTTGCAGCTAAAGATGGTAAATGGATCCAAAAAGCTAATATTAAAAAAGGAGCTTTAAGATCGCAGATGGGAATTAAAAAAGGTAAAAAAATTCCTTTATCTAAATTAAAAGCTGCTGCTAAAAAAGGTGGTAAGTTAGGTAAAAGAGCAAATCTAGCTTTAACTTTTAGAAAAATGAGAAAAGGATAATGAACAAACTAAAGGCCCTATATCATAAACTTATTGACAAACTATTTGGCAAAAGATGCGAATGTAGTGAGGTTAAAAAAAAGAAGATTCACGAAGGACAAAAAACTCGTGTAGGGACTGTTTGTATTGCATGCGGAAAAGAAGTTATTGCATAAATCCAGGTAGAGGAGAATATGCCATTTAAATCAGAGAAACAAAGACGTTATCTTTGGAAAAATAATCCTAAACTCGCAAGAGAATGGGAAGAAAAATATGGTAGTAAAACAAAAAAGAAAAAAAGGAAGAAGAGGAAAAAATAATGGATGATCCATTAATCATAATAAGTAAAACACAAAAAAGCCTACAAGGAAGATTACAACAAATCGGAGACGCTATCTTAACAGGTGGGGTTGACAATATGGAGAAATATAAGTATCTAGTAGGACAGGCACATGCCATACAATTAACATTACAGGATATCTCTAACCTGCTAAACGATAAGGAGCAAAAAGATGAGTCAGGAACAGTCGTCGACATTGGACGAAAAAACAAAAACGGACAAGGAAAGTCCAAAAATTAAACCAGCCCTAGAAGAAAAATATCAAGAAGAAGACAAAGCGCAACCAGAACCTTTAAGTCCAGATAATTTAGGTTCTAATTCCATTGAAGAATTACCCGAACCAGCGGGTTATAGAATTTTAGTTCTACCTTTCACACCAAAAAATAAAAGTAAAGGTGGAATATTATTTTCCCAAGAAACGTTAGACAAAGCAAGAATATCTACAACATGTGGATATGTTTTGAAGTTGGGAGATTTAGCATACAAGGACACTGAAAAATTTGTGGAGCCTTGGTGCAAACAAGGAGATTGGGTTATCTTTGCTCGTTATGCGGGTTCAAGATTACCGATAGAAGGCGGTGAGGTGAGAATACTTAACGATGATGAAGTTTTAGGAACTGTACAAGATCCTGAATCACTTCTTCATTTAATATAAACATAGGAAGGAACTATGCCAGAAGATAAAAAAAACGAAGACTTAATTGACGTTGGTGAAACAACAGGAGCCGAAGTTAATTTTGATGATAAAGGTGAACCGGTAAAACAAGAGGAAGTCAAGGAAGAGATCGAAGTTGAAAAAGTTGAAGCCCCAGCGGATAAGACTTATGAAAACGAAAGAGAAACTAAACTTGAAAAAAAGGTTGAGCCTAAAAAAGAAGAAGATAAAGACGAGTTAAAAGAATATAGTGAAGGAGTTCAAAAAAGAATTGCTAAACTAACTCGTAAAATGAGAGAAGCAGAAAGACAGAGAGAAGAAGCTGTTCAATATGCTCAATCAGTTACTAACGAAAAAGATAGAGTTGTGAATAGATTATCTAAATTAGATAAATCTTATGTTAGTGAATTTGAACAACGAGTAACCACTAATCTACAAGCAGCGAAGCAAGCCTTAAAAACTGCTATTGAAGCACAAGATGTTGAAGGACAGATTGTAGCTCAAGAACAGTTAGCAAATTTAACTGTTGAATCAGCTAGATTAAATGCTTTAAAAGCTGTGGAAAGAGAAGAACCTTCTAAAGAAAAACAAGTTAGAATTAATCCACAACAACAGCAACAACCCGTTTCAGACCCTAAAGCAGAAAACTGGGCTTCTAGAAATGGTTGGTTTGGTAATGATTCAGCTATGACTTATACGGCGTTTGATATACATAAAACGTTAGTAGAGAAAGAAGGATATGACCCTAAGACAGACGAATATTATGAGGAAGTTGATAAAAGAATAAGACTTGAATTCCCCCATAAATTTGATAAGATAGACGGTCAAACTACAGAAAGAGCAAAACCTGCTCAAAATGTAGCATCAGCTAAACGTTCTAGCTCAACAGGACGCAAAAAAACTGTGAGACTCTCGCCATCACAGGTAGCAATTGCTAAAAGAATTGGCGTGCCACTCGAAGAGTATGCGAAACAACTAAACATCACGGAAGGAGCATAAGCATATGGAAAATGAAAAAATGAAAACTTCTCGTGCGAGTCAAACTAGAGCTAAGACAGCTAAAAAAGTAGTATGGACTCCACCCTCATCACTTGATGCACCACCTGCGCCCGCCGGTTATAGGCATAGATGGATAAGAGTTGAAGTTCTCGGATTTGATGACACTAAAAACGTGTCGGGAAAATTACGAGAAGGATGGGAATTAGTCAGAGCTGACGAATACCCAGATCAAGATTATCCAGTTATGAAAGAAGGCAAATACGCAGGAGTCATTGGAGTAGGAGGCCTTGTGCTGGCAAGGATAGCCGAAGAAATCGCGCAAGCTCGGGAAGCTTATTTTGCGCAAGCAACTAAAGACCGAGACGATGCAATCAAGAACGATCTTCTAAAGGAACAGCACCCAAGTATGCCAATCAATAGTGAAAGGCAGACTCGTGTAACTTTTGGTGGTACAAAGAAAAACTAAATTTTTTTAGTAATTCCTATCCAACAAAATAACTTAAACCGTACTGGAGGCCCTTCGGGGCAGGTACATATAGGAGAAAACAACTATGGCAAATGCAAGCACAACTGGTTATGGTTTTAGATCTGTAATGGCAACTGGAAGTACTCCAGCCACTCAAGGTCAAGCCGAGTACCAGTTATTTGATGCAGGCGGTGGAGCGTTCAACAAATTTTGGAAGAACGATCCCGTTTCATTAAACGACGGCGGTTCAGTTGCAGGCGAAGCAGGCTTTTTACAAAGCGCAGCTTTTGCAACAACTGACGACGGCAAAGCAGGTGGAAATTCTTACAATTCAGCAGGAACTTCACCTAAATTAGCGGGTATATTCAATGGAGCTTTTTATGTAGATGCGTCTACATCTAAGCCTACATGGGTAAACGCGCTTAACTCAGGCACCGATTTCGGTACTGATTACAACACAGGATCAAGCAACGGTATAGCTTTTGTAATTAATAATCCTAACCAGGAATATCAATGCAGAACAGGAGCAGTAGCAACTACAACTACACTTACTCAAGCTGATTTTGAAAATAGATACAACTGTAGTAACCAAGGTGGAACTGGTACAGGCGGTCAATCTGATGTTAGATTAGATGTAGATACAGCAGATGCTGCTGGAAATATGTTTAGTCTTGTTAGATTAGCTAATGAGCCTAATCAAACTGACATGACTGACGTCAATGGTGGCGTCGACGTGGTAGTTACGATTAACCCAGCTTCTAACTTGTACAAGTAATAGAATAAGGAGATAAAAAAACATGGCAATATCACGAGCACAGCTAGTCAAAGAACTAGAACCAGGTTTGAATGCTTTATTCGGACTTGAATACAGAAACTACGCAGATGAAGCAGCGGAAATTTTCGATACAGAATCATCAGACAGAGCTTTTGAAGAAGAAGTAATGTTATCTGGATTTGGAAATGCAGCTGTTAAACCTGAAGGTCAAGGAGTATCATTTGATGATGCACAAGAGACTTTCACTGCTAGATACACTAACGAAACGATTGCATTAGCATTCGCGATCACAGAAGAAGCTATCGAAGATAACTTGTATGACAGACTTGCGTCTAGATATACAAAAGCGTTAGCAAGATCTATGGCGAACACTAAGCAGATCAAAGGCGCAGCAGTATTGAACAACGGTTTCAATGCAACATATGCAGGCGGAGACGGAGTAGCATTATTTTCTACTGCGCACCCTACATTAGCTGGAACTTTTTCAAATACGTTAGCGACTGCAGCAGATCTTAACGAGACTTCATTAGAACAATCGTTAATTGACATTGCAGCGTTCACTGATGAAAGAGGACTTAAAATTGCAGCTAGAGGAACAAAATTAGTAGTTCCTTCTAACTTACAATTTACGTCAGACAGATTGTTAAATACTCAAGGTAGAGTAGGAACAGCTGATAATGACATCAACGCGATCAAAAACATGGGAATGATTCCACAAGGTTATACTGTGAACCATTACCTAACTGACACTGACGCTTGGTTCATTAAAACAGATGTACCAAATGGTCTTAAACATTTCAGCAGAACACCTATCAAGACGACTATGGAAGGTGACTTTGATACTGGAAACGTTAGATACAAAGCTAGAGAGAGATACGTATTCGGATTCTCTGATCCTAGAGGTGTATTTGGCTCACCAGGAGCGTAATAAATAATTAATTTAGGGGCCGCCTCAAAACGGCCCCTTTTTTTTGAAAAGGTAAGAGAATGAGAAAATTCCTAGTAAAAATAAATGCATATCAATATCATACAGAATTTGAAGTTCTGGCTGAAGATAATGTAGAGTCTATTGAAAATTCAATAGTTGACAAACTGGGAGAAAAAGGTGTAAAATGGGAATATCTTGGAGAAATGATGGATCCCAGGGTAAAACGAATAACCTATGAGGAGGTTGTTGATGGTCAAAGACCTATACAAACAAAAACGGTCCTTGGAGTTGAAGTGGCAGTTGGAGTATGAGCAAGAAGGCAAATATACTCTCAATATGGTTAGGATTGATAATGCGATTAAAGACACTATCAATGAGATCAAACTCGAAGAGGCTAAAATTGCAGATAGAGAAAATGCAATTATTAATGCCGCTCCACAAGTTTCTGTAGCTACTTAAGTATAAAGCTACATCGCTGAAATCGTACTTTTATGCAAGGATCTCTTGCACTCTATTAAAATCTCATATATAACTTGATCACTATACAATTTTTAATTGTTGAATGTAGACGCGTATAGTCGACGGCCTAGAGACTACGTTCACACTAACTAGGA